GATCTTCCGTTCACCTATCTAATCGCTAGGCTAAGCATTAGATTGGGAATCGCGCCACAGCAGTTATTAGATCTAGATAAGATCATGCTCGATGCATTAGTGCAAGGGCTTAAGGATGAAGCGAAAGAGGTGAGCGATGCCAGCAAGCGTAAAGGGCGGAATCGCTCTTAGAAAGTCTCTACGCGCTTTCAGTCCTGATCTTGCCAAAGCATTACCCAAAGAGGTTGCAGCAGCTCTAAAGCCTATTACAAAGGCTGCTAAGGGCTATCTGCCAGATGATGGTCAAGTCCTTAGCGGATGGCTAAGTCGTGAAGGGTCACAGGCTCGCTTTCCTAGTTACAATGCTCGGATCGTAAAGCAAGGCATTGGTTATAAAACCACACCTTCCAAGCCTAATCGCAGAGGATTCAGATCTCTTGCTCGCGTATTCAATAAGAGTGCTGCTGGAGCGATCTATGAAACTATGGGGCGTAAAACTCCACAAAGCAGATTCGTACAGAATCAGCAGGGTAAGTACAGCTCACAGATGAAGGGCGATCAAAAGATGGAAGGTCGCGCTTTATTCCGTGCCTATGAAGAAAACAATGGCAAGGCTAGAGAAGCAGTATTGGCAGCCATTAAAGGTGCAGCAGATAAACTTAATGCAAGAGCGAGAGGCTAATCATGGCTAATGTAATGATTGATATTGCTGCGGAGTTCGTAGGCAATAAAGCCTTTAAGCAAGCAGATAGTGCAACAGATAAACTCACTAAGAATGTTAAAAAACTTGCAGGTGCTTTTGGTCTGGCATTTGGCACTACTGCCATTCTTGCTTATGGCAAGGCTGCGGTTAAAGCAGCAGCAGATGATGAGAAGGCACAAAGACAATTAGCTTTAGCACTTAAGAATGTTGGACTTGGTCGCGATGCAGCTTCTTCTGAGGCATACATCCAGTCGTTACAAAGCGAGTTCGGAATTGTCGATGACCTTCTTCGCCCGGCATATCAGACACTAGCGGTAGCCACACGGGATTCTGCCGAATCTCAACGACTTCTTAATCTTGCCTTAGATATTTCCGCATCAACTGGCAAAGACTTAGGCGCAGTTACCACCGCTCTCAGTCGTGCATTTTTAGGAAATAACGCGGCATTAACTCGCTTAGGTGTAGGTATCTCAAAGGCTGATCTAAAAACTAAATCTTTTGTCGAAATTACAGAGGATCTAGCCACTACTTTTAAGGGTTCAGCCACAGAAGCAGCTAACACTCTTGCAGGATCCATGGCAAAACTTGAAGTCGCATCTGCCAATGTTTCAGAGATTCTAGGTAAGGGCATCATTGATTCATTGATGGTGCTAAGCGGTAACACCTCAGTAGAAGAATTAGCAACAGACATGGAAACAGCTGCGACTAATGCAGCTGCTTTCTTGGTAACTCTTAGCAAGATTGTTAAAACTATCAATGCGCCACTTATGGCTGTATCGGGAAGCCTTGCAGCCTTCGTAGAAAAAACTTCGCCTTTTGTCAATCTTATTGTTGAGGGCGATCCTTCTGGATTTATGAAGAAGAAGCCAAAGCCTTTTAGCACACCAATGTCTGTATCTGGTCAGGTTCAAGTCAAGCAACAGAAGCAGATCACTAAATTGACTCAGCAGCAGGCAACGGCTCAAAGCAAGATAACAAAAGATAAAAAACTTCAAGCTGCTCTCGACAAGGCTAACCTTGCTTTACTTAAGGGTGAAGAAGTCTTTGATATGGACAAGATCCAGATTGCAGCAGCCCTGGCTAATCAGGCTGAACAATTAGGTAAGGCAACTACCTCATCACAGGTTTTACAGATTGCTAATGACACTGCTCGCCTAAATGTCAAGCGTTCCATCCTTGCCTTAGAAGATGCAATCGCTTCTAAGGATGAAGCAGCCATCGTAGCTGCCACCAACAAACTTAATGCAGATCTGAAGATTCTTAACACTTTGACAAGTCAAGGCAATAAATTGATAGATATCAAGTCAATCCTTGACAGCCTAAAGCCTAAAGACTTAATTAACCAAGCCAACCTAGATGAGGCATTGCGTAAGATCCGAGAGATGCTTGCTTTGCTTGCTCAAGCCAATACCCAGGCAACGGCTCCAATACCGACAAGCGGATCGCTTGGTTCAGGAATTCCAGTAGGAGATTTCATTGCGCCTATTTCAACAGCGGGCGGATCTATTGGGGCTATTCTAGAATATGCAGATGCAGCATCAGCTCGTGCTACTGCTTTTGCAGATTTACTTGATATGCAGAATGCTCAAGATCTACGCGACCTCATTGCTTATCAAAGTTCAGTAGGCGATCTTGGTGGCTATAGCCCTTACATGAACCGAGGCGGATCTGGCGGTTTTGGCGGTGGCTCAGGTGGCACAAACATTACAGTTAATACTGGGATCGGTGATCCAGAGGCTATCGCTAGAGCTATCGAGGATGCTATCCGTCAAGCCAATCAACGCGGAACTACGAGTTTATCAATAGCATGACATGGCTTCCAGAATGGCGCATTACAGTCGGAACGACTGTCTATACCAATGTAACTTCCGTTAATGTAACCATTGGTCGCATCGATATTGATCGCCAATGTCAAGCGGGTTATGCTCGCATGGAGATCATTAACTCAACCAATGCTCTCTTTGACATCGATGTTACAGATTCTCTGACCTTAGAACTTAAAGATAGCGATGGCATTTATGTGCCTGTATTCGGTGGCACAGTCTCAGACTTTACGACATCAGTCAGAAGCCCAGAAGAATCAGGATATGTGACTCTTGGAACAATCCTTGCAGTCGGTGCTTTGGCTAAACTTCCTAAAGCCATCTACACGGATTCTGTGGCACACAATCTAGATGGGGAGCAGATCTCTATTATTTTGCAGGAGCTTTTAGTCAATGAATGGATTGAAGTAGCACCTGCGCTTCAATGGCAAGATTATGACCCAACTACGACATGGGCTAATGCTGAGAATGTGGGCTTGGGTGAGATCGATGCTGGTCTCTACGAAATGGACAACCTTAGTGCAGCAGATCGCAATACTCAGACTCTGGTTCAACAGATAGCAGACAGCGCACTCGGGAACCTCTTTGAGGACAAACAGGGGCGAATCTCATATGCGGATGCGGATCATAGAAGCAACTATTTAGCAGCTAATGGATCAACCCAGTTAGATGGCAATTACGCTTCCCCTGCCAGCGTTAAGTCCATTCTTCAGATTGGCAAGATCCGCAACAGCGAAATCGTGCGCTATGGCAATGATTACGGAAGCACATACTCAGCCACAGACGATGCTTCTATTACTACCTATGGTCGCTATCAAAGAACATTCGATTCCAATATTCGTTTTCTGGCAGACATTGAGGATATTATCGAGCGCGATCTAGCCTTGCGCTCAACTCCTAGAACACAGCTCGATCAGATTACTTTCAGACTTGACAATCCGCTTATGCCTGATGCCCTTAGAAACGACCTTATCAACCTTTTCTTTGGCGAGCCGGTAGTTATCACCAACCTACCCTTCAATATGTTCGAGGGGTACTTCTCAGGCTTTGTAGAAGGCATCTCAATCAGAGCAACAGCATCTTTTGTCGATGCGACTATCTATGTCTCACCTACAGACTTCTCTCTTATAGCCCCGACATGGGCAACAGTAATTCCAACTAACACCATCTGGAGTGGCGTAAATGGTACACTACAGTGGTCTAAAGCGATCGGAGCTCTAACCTAATGGCAACAACAACCCCTAATTTTGGTTGGGCAGTACCAACCAGTACTGACCTAGTCAAGGATGGCGCAGTAGCCATTGAGACACTAGGCGACTCTATCGATGCTTCTCTTGTCGATCTTAAGGGTGGCACGACTGGGCAAGTGCTTACAAAGGCATCTGGAACAGACATGGACTTTTCATGGACAGCAATAGATCCTTTAGTTATTTTGGATGCTAAAGGCGATCTTATTACAGCAACAGCAGCAGACACTCCAGCACGCCTAGCAGTAGGTACTAATGGTCAAGTTTTGACAGCTGATTCAACAGCAGCAACTGGTCTTGCTTGGGCAACGGCATCAAGCGGTGGCGGATACACACAAATTGACAGCCAGACAATGACTGGTTCCCAAATCAATTTCAATTCTATTGCTGGAACTTACAATAAATTGGTTCTAGTCTGCCAAGATTTTTATGGAACTGTCGGTGGCGAAACCTTAAAAATTAGATTCAACAACGATTCAACCGCAAGTGCTTATAAGACTGTTGGTGTTTTTGACGGAAGTTCTAGCAGCGGAACTGCATCATCAGGCTGGTTTACTTGGAATTTTACTGGCGGTACAAACCAGAGCAACTTTGCCGTTTTCCAAATTGAGAATTATTCAAACACTAATAGTTGGAAATCAGGCACAATTTCAGCAGCTTACAACAATGGCACATCTGACATGGCTGATCTTACAACAGTTGCCTGGAAAA